ATCCGCTGTGATGCGTTTCGAGGCAAGGTTGTGTTGTGAGATGCCAATGGGTACAACAGCCGTGGCGGCTGCGGGTATGCGCACTGCATTCAACCAGGAAGAGGACAGGTAAGCGCACGGCTTCAGGCTTGTGGCTACCAGAATCGGTTTGTCTGGGAACCAAACAGCGGCTGTATTCGCCATCGTGTCGATGAAGTTCAGGTAGTTGTTACAGCTTGAGACGTTGTCTTGATAATACGTGAAGAAAGCATTCTCGTAAGCATTAATGTCGAGAGCATGTATAGGTTGAACTGGCGCTGACTCACCGCCGTAACCCGTCCTGATACGCACGGCTGCGATGCGTGACTGGTCTGTGAAATGACGACCGACCGCCTCGATGAAGGTCGCCATCAGCGGTGTCATGGCACCGTATTTGATACCCCAGTAGGTCTTGCCTGAGCCGGGAGCCACGAACTTCTCAACGTAGGTGGTGTTGCTCATCCAAACAGGGAACTCGATCGTGTTATACGGATTGCCTGGGTCACCAGTTCCACCTGGCACAAGAAAGTCGGGTGGGATGTCCAGGATGATTGGTTGCCCGACTTCCTGACCAGTGCCCAGTGTCAGCGTGTAGCCAGTAGTGTCCGAGAAACAGTCATCATAGGATGCCCAGACAAAAGCGCCTGTACCTGCAATGGGCCACACGTCATCGAGGTTGCCTGTCATACAGATCTGGCCCATCGGATAGTTGCCCGGATACAGGACGTCGTAGCTGCGCCGCTGGTCAGGTTCGGCCTGTGCTCCTGTGCTGTAGTTGTAGTAGAACATATCTGGGAACGGGGTCTCTGCCGGGGCAGAGTAGACGTAGCGCGACAGTCCCGCAGGCATGGGCGGTGGCTCGGGTAGGGCCCGCTTCGTGCAGCCAGCGATCACTACGAGCAGCAGGCCGAACACCAGCAGGGCTAGCGCGATTCGTCGTCTCATGGTATCTCCGCTTCTATCGCATCCCCCGCATCGCCATGGGCAGGTTGCGTATCTGAAGAAGTATCTCTGCTTGCTGCTCTTCCAAGGCCACAATGCGATCCCCGTTGCGATGTACCTCGATCCCCAGAGTCTTGATAGCTTGCAGCACCGTGCTTAACCCATTCACAATACCAGCTTGGAAAATGACGCTCGCCGCCGTTGCCTTGTTGATCTTGGAACATTCTTGGCGAGCCAGTCTATGAGCGGCATTGGGGGCAGCATCGGCTGTCAACGCACGCACGAACTCGATGGCATACACTGCGGCAGCGCGATCGTTCGCGGCGGCTTGGAAGCCGATGGCGTTGACGCCAGCCTCAGATACTTGCTCGGTGATCGATTGGAGAAACTCGTCAACGCTGCCAGAGAAACAAGCGCCGACCAGGAATATCCTCGGCGCGCCGGCCTTGATCTGCATGGCGATCCACTGCCCTGACAGGATCACTCCCTCGGTTGTCATCAGACCGTTCTCACGACCATGCCCGGACCAGATGACTACATCCTCAGCGCCCAGCGCCAGCGCTGTCCCAATTGCCATGGTGTTAGCAGCCGGGCCAACCAGGCTGTGCATCTCGACACCCGGCAATTGTTCTATGCCACCCAGTTCCGCCGCCCACTGCAGCGGCGGCAAGTCAGGCGGTGTTGGACAAATCCAAAGTACTGTAGTCTTGCTGATGGCTCTGTTAGCCATGATGTGTCCTTTCGGTAGTAGACAATTGTCTCTTCTTATGATACACTAGGTCTGCAAGTAACCCCCGCACTGCTGCAAACAGCCGGGGGCATGACATCAGAAAGGACGTTCCGATGCTCCCCCAGTATACCACCGATCCCAAGTTCCTTCAACGATTCTGGTCTCACGTTGACAAGTCCGACGACTGCTGGTTATGGACGGCAGGATGTGTCAGCGGGGGTTATGGGCAAATCTATTGCGGAATAACGCGCAGCTATCCGTACACACATCGTGTCTCCTGGGAGATAGCATATGGTCCTATCCCAGATGGGCTCTGTGTCTGCCACCATTGCGATAATCCACCCTGTGTTCGTCCCGACCATCTCTTTCTTGGCACCCATGCCGACAACATGCGTGACGCGTTTGTCAAAAGTAGAGGACTATTCAATTCTTCCTTTCCCCATATTTCAGCGGGGGAACAGAATGGCCTCAGCAAGTTGACCGACATCGATGTGCGACAGATCCGAATCAGCCGCGCAGCAGGAGCAAGACCCGTTGACCTCGCTCGCATCTACGGAATAGATAGATGCACCGTATGGACGATATGTACTCGCAAGACATGGAAGCATGTCACCTAGCTCAGTATGAATGGCTCATGACTTTCTCCCACTGGCCGGTGATACAAAACAGAATCGTCACTACGTTGCTGAAAGGCTCCATGAATCGCTGGCACACGTAGTTGATGCCGTTGAACGAGAATGGAAACTCGTTGCTCGTGTACAGCAAGTTCTTGCGTCTACCCTCCTTCATCAGCGCAGCATCAGGGTTGACCGAGATCACGTCATGTGCCTCAGCCGCTGCCTTCAGCGCCTGGCCAAAGGTGAGCTGTGTGGTGAGAAAGGCCCACGGGTGAACTATCTGAGTGCCGCCGGCCCGCTCCACGTACTGGAGCACCTTATCCCTACACTGCCTGATGTCAAGGGTGCCCCAGGGTTTGGCACCGTCATAGGAGAAGATCATCCAGGCCCACACGCGTAGGTCCTTGCTCACCTCTAACTCGAGGTGATGCCACTGGTCCATGTAGGCGTTGCTGTCCATGTGCGCAGCCCAGCCGCGACTTTCAGAATTGCCCGGACCATTGACGAACTGGTCAATTCCGCACTCACCGATGAAGATGGGCACCTGCCACGGACACTGGGTGAACCTGCCTGCCCACCACTTCCAGTTGAACAGTGGGCCACGCGTGTCCCAGTAGCTGTGAATCTCCAGGACGTGTCGCCTGGTGCGCATCATCACTTCGCGGATGGCATCATAGGGTTCCCAGTTGACCGGCAGGTCCTCGCCCAGGTTTGCCGGCCAGCCGTGCCCAATCTCCAGGGCCGAGACCTGTAACCCCCGTCGGTCCGCCTCTTCCATGAGCGACACTGTGTAGTCTACTGTCTTGGGGATACCGTCCTTCTCCCAGACGTGGGGCTCGTTGATGCCGCTGATCCAGGTGCGCTCAGGATCGGCGTTCAGCTCCCAGAGCCTCTGATCCCAACGTTCAGCGTGCCGCTTGCCCGTGCCCACTGGGTCTAGGAACATATCCTCGTGCTGCTCGGACAGTGGGTGGTCACGTAGCACGAACCAACTGTTGGGCGATGCTGCCCTGGCGTCGACAATGTGCTGCCAGCTCGGGTCGATGATCTTGATGACGGGCGGCTTCCAGACCTTGATGACTTCCTTGTCGTACCCGTCGGTGTGGATGGGTATCCAGTGCATTGACTTGCGGGTGCTCACTGTGCGCTCCTTATCTCATCTGCAACCCATTGGATCAGGCGACCTTCTGTCCAAGTGACATAGATGTCATGCTCCCAGAGGTCGACCAACCGGTACTTGCGCAGCCTCAGCAGTTGCGCTTGCAGCTCGTCCTTGCGCTTGCGTTCTGGCAGGCTATGCCAATAATCACCATTTACGCGTACCACTACAACACTGCTGCCCATCTGTACCAGGAAGTCAACCACTCCGCCACCGAGGCGTAGCTGTCCACCTCCTTCACGCTGCTGCGACTGAAACTGCAGCTTGTTCTTGACCAGCGCCCAGGCTACCATCATCTCCGGAAGCGTGCCTTCGGGTATCTGCCGCCGATCAGCGGCTTTGAGATTCGCCAGAGCTGCCGTGAACTGCTCCAGGATACGCTTGTAGTTGGGGCGCTTGGCAGGCGCTCGCTGCTTCGGGACCGGCTTGGGCGGCTTGAGCTTCTTGAGCTTCTTGCCAATTGGCCGCTCCCAGTTAGGCAGTGACATCAGATCAACGGGAATATCTGACCAGTGCTAGGCTGGCCTACCAACTGCAACCTTACGTTGACGATAGCCTTGAACCGATCGGTCTGCGCCGTGTCATCAATCACGGTAATGGAACCATCATAACTCACCATGTGGACCTCGTAGTAGTTGCTTGGGTCCCAGGCTGGGTAGTAGCGTAGCGGTATGCGGGCCTGCCGCAGGATGCGTAGGTCAGCAAACCACTGGGCGAGGCTCTTACCCGTGGGCGCGCCAGTGCGCCACGCTTCATTGGCAGACAACGAGTAGCTGGTACTGAAGCCGGCTGCGTCATCGGGCCGCTCCACGTAGCGCACCAGCAGGGTTAGTAGGCGGGGACTGCTGGTCACGATGGCGGCGAGGTTGCTGTTGCGAGTGATCGTGACGCGCAGTTGCAGGCGCTCGCTGTGAATGCCACCCGCTATCTTTGGCATGTCGAGTGTCACGAAGCCGTTGCCTGATACACTACCCATCGCGGTCCAGTCATTGTCAGGGTCAGTACGGTACTCGAAGCTGATCTCGCCAGGATAGAAAGCATCAGCGTCATAGCCCTCAGTAACCGTCTCCAGCCTCGACCAGTGCTTCTGCACGGTGGACAGGTTGCCATCCATCCAGGAGGTTGTGAACGAGCCGCTCTCAGGGTAGTCCATGTCCTCGCCCAGCCAGCGCCGCACGGTATTCAGTGGCATGTTCACCCAGTGGACGCCGAAGGGAGTGCTCCAGTAGACGCGCGAGGTGTCACCATACCAGCCTGGGTCTACCAGCATCGAGGTGATGCGGTCGCCAAGTTGTGTCATGGTAGCCAGCGAGGTCCAAGCCCCATCCACGTAGGCCAGCAGTACGGACGGTTTCTCCAGGTCGCCACTGTTACCAGCCCACAGCGCGGTCATGGAGGTTGCGCCTGCTTCGTACCTGCCCCGGCTGGAAAGCTGTGCGTCCAGTGTGATCTCAGGAGCCACTGGCACCAGCACTCCACTCGCCGTCCACTTCGCCATGCCAGTGATGAGCGAGAAGTAGAGGTCCCCCTGATGTACTGTCATCATGGCACAGTTATTGGGGTGGGTTAGAGATGATAAGTCCACGGCCCGCACCACAGAGTTCGCACCCTCGGCATAACTGATCTTGTAGATGCCGTCTTCTTTGCCCGCGTACAGCGCACTGTTCCAGGACACCAGCTTGCTCACCTCGAAGACACGATCCCCCACACCGATCTCATCCCCGAAGGACACGCCGTCAATCGAGCCGCTGACCTGGTTGCGCGAGTTGATGATCCATAGGAACTGGTCATGTACCGCCAGTCGCGAGGCCACCAAATCATACTCTTCAGGTGGATTGTCTGTCGTGAGACCAGCGTGACTCTCCCACACTTCAGCCCCGATGTTGCCGTTGAAGGATAGGATGGGTGAGTCATCGCCCAGAGCCAGGTACAGTTCAGCATAGGTTGCACCGTCTGGCCGGAACCAGGCAGCGTCCAGAATGTCAGCAGAGGCCCGTAGCGCGTCCCCTAAGCCATCCTCCACCACAACAGGGACACTATCTGCGTCCAAGTAGTAAAGGTAACGTCCTGCGAAGCCCCAGATGCGCGGGATGCCATCGCTGCCAGTGCCAGGGACGAGTGTGAGCGGGCCGTCAGGACCAGCGGCTGTGGTGTTCTCGCTGACCGTAGTGGCTGCAAAGACCAGTATTTCCTCTGCGTCCATCTCCTCGTAGGTGTTGTGCTGCCATACCGCATCTTCGACACTGATACCTGTGAAGATACTAGGCGAGACCCAGGTACCAATAGCCACGTCTTCCATGTAGTTGATCGACGTGCTGTAGAGACCATGCAGCGTTTCGCTGTAGATGGACGCATCGGTGATGTGGCGTGCAGTGCTGATCTGCGCGCCGTTGTAGTAGACCTTGGCCCACATGACCGTATCCGGGCTGATGTAGGTTGGGTCACTAGCGCCCACGGTTGTCGTGTAGTCTACACCACCAGCTACTAGGGTGATGGCGGTTACTATGCCAGCCACTACAGTGCTTGCCGTGATGGTACAGTTGTAGCCAGGATTCGCGCCGCCGATGACTTCCATTTCATCGTTTTGGGTGTAGTCTGTGCCACCATCCACCAGAGTGATGCCAGTCACAGCACCCGTCACAGGGTCTACCGCGTTGATGTTGACTGTACAGCCGGTGCCAACTGTCTCGTCATCGGGGTAGGTCATCAGTTTCATGGGCGCATGGGCTACGTAGGCAGTCGCCACATTAATAAGCGTGGTGCGCACACCTGCCAGCCACTTGTAGAGGCGGACGTGGGTACCAGTGTGGCAGGCAATTAAGCCGTCCCGGGGCGTCAGGGATCGGTCAAAGCAGGCCGCTACGCCTATCTCGCCTTGGATGCGATCCAGGTTAGCTTCGACCTCCACATACTGCGTAGCCAGTTTGGTCAGTAACAAGTGGTAGCGGAGAGACGAGATGGGCGGCGCGTTGCTGAAGGCTGTTGTGCCTTGTCCCATCCAAGTCGAGCGCGAGCGGATGCCGTTGGTAGCAGCGCCCACTACGTTGCCGCCGAACCAGCGCACTGCATCAGCCGGACCACGATGCTGTACGACTAGGTAGAGAGGGTCAAGAACCATAGCAACGCCAGCCTTGCACTCCAGCCAACTACCGGAGGGGCGAGCGTCGCGGCGGTCATAGGTGCAGATGCCGTGGATGGTGCCGTTCAAGGCAGTCTTGCGGATGGTGATGACCACTTCCTCAGCTTCACCACTGATAGCCAGGGGCAACCAGACACGGTCAATGTAGCCACCGACTACGCCTTCCCCACCCGGGCTGATGGGTACAGCCAGAAGCTGCACGTCACTGTCAACGGAGAACCAGGCCGCGTCAAAGTTAGTCGCGCCGCTCAAGATGCTGCGGAACGTGCTGTTGAGAACATTGGTATTGGACGTGTGGATCAGGGGGCCGAGCTGGGTCTTGCCGCCACGCGTGTCGATGTTGCTGCCGGACTGGTACATGGCTGGATCGACCAGCCGCTCCTGCCCGATGCCACCGCTCAGGTCTCCGAACGCGATGATGCTCTCGGTGTCATAGTCCGAGAGTGAACGCTCCCCAGTGACCGTCTTCTGGCCGAACGGACTGGTGCTGTTGATGCCCTGGTTCTGGGGAGCCAGCATGAACTCGTAGGTGGTGCTGCCGCCTACGGCGTCGGTGATGAGAACGTAGCGCTCGTCTGAGCGCTCGATTGCAGGCACTACCCACCCCAGAAGAAGCGGGAGAGATCGCTAGGCTCACCATTGATAGCACGCAGGGCCCGATCACTGCCTCGATCCACAACGAAGATGCTGACGAGCTGTGCCACAGCCGACAGCGCGATGACCGCGATGGGAACCCATACTTGACCGGCGAACCAGTCGCCTTGCAGCCAGCCGATGATAGCCGTGATGAGCGCTACCCATGCCACACCCGGAATCTGCTTCATGTTCTCTCCTATCCGTAGATGGACCTGATGTTCAGTGCATCTTCTGCTGTACGGCGAGGACGTCCTGTCCAGTCGTAGTTCACGACTTTGTCGGCACTGGGCTGAAACATGCTGGTCTCGCTCTTGAGCTTGTCCCGCCAGTAGCTGGTGATCTGCCCCCAGCGCTCCAGTCCAGGCCCACCCTGCCTTGCCATCACCATCTCCAGGCAGTAGACCATTACCCGTGCCCGAATGAGCGAGGCCGGCAGGTTCACTTCCGCAGTGTCGCTGAGAATGCTGTTCTCGTCAAGCGTGTAGGTGATCCAGAAACTGTCTGATGCGGTAAGCAGGGTCGGCATCCGCAGGGTCAGCAGGCCCTCGGCGTCTTCCAGGTCCCAGTAGAACACGCGCGTCGGCATGGTCTTCAGGTTGTTCTGCGCTCGCACGAACACACCCGTCATCTGCTGCTTGCGCTGGAGACCGTAGGCGCTGGTGAGTTGGTAGTCAAGCTGGGTGGTCGATGGCGTGAGCGAGGTGGCTACTTCCATGCCCCGACAGGAGCGGGCGATAGCCAGGTTGATCTCATCAGGCGTCACGTTCTGGTAGAGCTGGTAGGTGTCGCCTGCCTCCACGTTCGAGGAGAAGCTGGGCAACACGTTCAGCGTGTAGGTTGAGGCCACGTAGTCCGTAACCATGCGCGACTCACCGTCTGGCGCAGCGCCATCGGCACTGAGGACCAGCACGTGGGAGCCGTTCCAGTAGTCGTTGGCAAACAGTAGCAGGGACGTATCCACCACGGTGGTGGACGAGCCCCCGGTAGCCGTACCCTCGCGCCACTGGAAGACCTTGGCGATCTCCTCGCGCAAGTCCTTGCGTGTCAGCATCAATATCTACACCTCGTTAGCTACAATCGCAATCTGTGGCGTTACCGATCCGGCTCGCAGCGTAATGCTAGCCTCTAGCCGACAGTGATACTGCTCCAGCGTCTTCTGGATTGCTGCCGCGCAATCCGCGATCCGTTGCTCGCGTTCGGCAACTAACACCTTTTGCGCCTCAGCAGCAGTTATCTCACTCATTTAGCTTTTTTAGCTTTCTTGGCCTTGTCCGCATCAGCCAGCAACGCGTCGATGTCGGCCACCTGTGCAGTCACATCCGTCTGGAGCGTAACTTTCTCAGCAGCTAATACTTTCTCATCCACCGCTGTCAATTCTGGCGTGATTGGTTCGCCAGTATCTGGATTCCATTTGCTGCGTTGAACGATCACGCCTGAATCGGTGACAACCAGGGCAACAAGACCCTTGGCTTTAAGATCCTTATAATCTTTCATTTTTGCACCACCATCGCATCGAGTTCAGCCAAAAAGGTAGCCTCCAACGCGAGCTTCGAGCGAAACTCGTCAACGTCCAGCAAGCGGATTGCCGTCACCTCGTCTGGCACTGGTTGGCCGTTGCTGTCCCAATTCTGGGTGTAGATGGCATAGGCCGCCGCTTCGGGGAAACTGGCTTGCAACCTAACAATGCTAGCAGTGCCGGATGCCTGCTTGTCCTTGAACGCCTGTATGTCGATCATGTTTCACCTTCCTATGTCACGACTGTCGTGAGTCCGTAATTGTTCAGCGCCGTGCGCAGTGCCGTAACAGCCGCAATGCAAGTGTCGAGGTCGGTTGGAACTGCGTAGCCGGTCTGCTTGACGACCGGCGTTGCCGTAAAGAAGCCGAGCTTGTTCGCCAGCGCCTGAATCATCAGCAGCAAGGCGCTGTCGCTCGTACCGCTGCCGCCGGGCGTGTTGCCGTAAAGCCGCACGCCGCTTTCGGCGTTGCCAGTTGAAATGCCTGGTGTCAGGTCCAGGATTCCGCCCGCTTTGTCAGTGGCCGCGGCGGTGGCTCCACCTGCATTTATCGTGAGAGCAAATCCAGCCGTATCCGCAACTGTCCCACGTTCCATTCCTATGTTTCTTGCTACTAAACCACCAATTCCAAGTATTCTTAAAGGGGCGGTAGTCCCGATGCCGACGTTGCCTGGATTTCCTGCTGACATTATCATTGTCGGATTATTGTTATATCCACCAGTGGTAAAACTTATCTTTTCTGTGCCGCCACTCGATACACTACCATTCGCCAAAAAGATAAGACTAACTGATGAAGCTATGCTTGTTTGTCCTGGCGTAACCGCGTAACTTGTACCAAGGGCTGATAAGGCAATATAGTTGTTGCTATTGTTAAAGATTCTTAAAGCAGAAATTCCAGTCGCATTTGTATTCTGAATCCCAGAAATAACACCAGTACTCCCTGCAATACTTCCTACTATGTCAAGTTTATAACTCGGTGTAGTGCCGATGCCGACGTTGCTATTGTTGAGGATCGTCATCGCCTCGGTCGCGCCGTTATTGCCGACCAGGAAGATGTGCCTTGCGCCGGTCTCGCCAATGCCGCTCGTGGTCTGGTAGGTGAGCGTCTGCGTCGTGCCGGTGCCGCCCAGGACGGTAGGCGCGATGATACCATTGGTAAACGCCTGCGCTTGACTGACTGCGCCGACCCGCGCACCGGATGCCAGCAACATACCAGAGATAGGTTTCTGTCCAATCATGATACGCCTCCTAGACCCAGCATTCGAGTTCGATGATGCTGCCTGCGGTCGTACTTGCTACATAGAGTGTGGAACTAGCCAACTTCACGCCGTCAATGGCATACTCAGCACCCGCCTTCAGCGTCTGATATGGCGCGACAGGAGTTGCCACCTTGCCGGTAACCCAAGCATAGCGACAAGCCACGTCGGTCCGACAACGGAAGCACAAGCGCCGCGTATTGGCCGGAAGCGCCTGCGAGTATTCCGTATCTCCAGCAGTCAGAGTAACGTTGTATTCCGTTACAGTGGCAGCTTCCAGCGCGCCCACCGTGCCAACATCAACACGATTCGTCGTGCCCGGAGTCGTCTGGTCGATGCCCATCTTGCCGGCAAGTGCCGTACCCGCAGCCAGAACGACAGTTCCCATAGCCGCCGAGCCGGCCATGATCTCTACAGGTTGAGTTGTGAGTGTTGGCATGTTGTCTCCTTATGCCGTCTTGGACGAGTAGCACGGTATATAGACGAGAGTGCCGTTGGCATTGATCGGAATCCAGGCGTCAACGCCAGTGGGCGTTGTCTTGGTTGAGCCAGTCTGCAAGCCAGGGTGTGTACCAATAGCCGCGTCATAGTCTACCAGTGCAGCAGCAGTGACGGCAGCTCCATTGCTAACGGTTGGGTTGTTGGCGGCAATGTAGTTGTGGATAGCAATGGTACGGGCAGTCAGTGTGTCGATGTCGATGGTCGCACCCGAGGCGTCAATGCTGTCGATGTCGATGAGACAACCAGTGCCATTATCAGGAGCTACCGTGGTTGCCAGGTTGTTCTCGACCCCATAGCCGCTACCTCTAGTAGTAAGAGTGATTCCATCAACAACGCCCGCTGCCACAGATGACACGGTGACTGTACAGGTACTACCACCAGCCTGTACAACCGTCAGTACGTCATTTACCGAGTATCCCGTACCACCATTACCTATGGAGATCGTTGTGACCTTGCCGGTGGCAGCCAATACGACAGTGGTTGCCAGAGCAGCTTCGACTGCGTAACCCGTGCCACCAACACCTAGTGTGATACCAGTGATGACACCGGTTACTTCTGCATCGACGGTATCAATCGTTGCTGTAGCGCCAGCCCCACCTGCCTGCACAATGGCTAGGGTATCCGCAGTAGCGTACCCAGTTCCACCAACAGCCAGCGAGATCGTCGCAACGATGCCATCGCCAACGTAGGTGGGGGTCTCCTTGATGAGCGCCACGTTGCCCTCGGCAGCACCAGCCACCAGGGCTAGTGATGCGGCTGTGGTAGCTGCGCCGTCTTTCAGAGTCACGCCTTCGACTATCACCCCGTGGGCAGCGGTGGCTTCGTTGATGGTATCAACTTCGATAGATGCGCCATCGGGCGTGATGATACTGCCATTCTCAATGGCTACCAGTTCGATGGTGACCCCTGCATCCGCGGTAGCCTCATTGATGGTGTCTGCTTCCAGGACAGCCGCGTCCGCCAGGATGACACCACCATCTTCCATCTTGACGCCCTCGACAGTGACACCAGCATCGGTGGTAGCTTCATTGATGGTGTCCATTTCGAGGACTGCACCATCAGCGCCAACGATACCACCGTCCTTCATTTTGACCCCATCAGCAGTGACGCCTGCGCCTGCGCCAGACTCAGCAATGAGATTGGTCTTGATGCCGTAGGTCGCGCCGAAGTCTTGCGCTTGGGACTGCGCACCTACTTGGGTGCCGTACTGTGACAGACCGATGTTGGTGTGCAGTACGATGCCCCAGGAGGCTGTTGCATCAGCGACCGCCTGGCGCATGTACCAAACAGAACCAATGCCTGGGTACTGGTAGATGTAGATACTACCGACAGGCATGTCTTTCCAAGGGGAGATCGTGCCGTCCAGCGTTTTACCGCCATACCACATGAATGGAGCGGAGGCCCCAGTCGGGTCGAGATCGTAGGCCGGTTGGCCGCTGGGCAAGAAGTCGTTGCGTATTCTCATGGGACCTCCAGAGGGGGGCCGTAGCCCCCCCCAGTGTTACCAGGTACTCGGTTCAATCCAGATGGTGCAAGCGCCACCGACGTAGACGCCACCAGCATCAGTGACAGTCCAGACTGCTTTGAAGATGTCAGCCACGGCGGTATTCAGGTTCACGTCAGTGGCGGTGATCGTTACTTCCTCAGCCACCCCAGCTACCAGAGCGGTCTCGACGGCGATGGTAGCAGCCAGCGCGATGGCGTTGCGATAGATGGCCAGTGTCACTGTCGTAGGCAGCACAGGTACGCCGACCGTGATTGACTTGATCTTACCCACTACGCCCGGACAGGCATAGCAGGTAGTCGTTGTTGCCAGCTCGTGATTCAGGTGAATCGGAATCAGAGCGGCTCGTGGACTTACCATGTTGCCCTCCTTACCAGACGTCTGGTTCGATCCACACCGTGCAGCCACCACCGACGTAGCTGCCGGCACTATTCACATTCCAGTTGGCAGACAGGATGTCAGTAGCCGCCACGCGCAGTGATGTGGGCGTAGTGACCAACGTCACGTTCTTCGCCGTGCCACCGACATAGCCACCAGCCGTAGTGAGAAGCTGTTGGGCTATGAGTGTCACAGCGTTCTTGTAGACATTGAAGCCAGTATAGGTCGTAGCCACGACAGGCACGCCCACGGTGACCTGGACTACTGTACCAGCAACACCAGGGCAACCGTAGACGAGACTGTCAGTAGCCAGGTCGCAGTCGAGTTGAACAGGAACCCATCCTACTCGGGGAGTTGGCATGTCACATCTCCTTAGTTGTAGCCCATCAGGCCACCGGTCACACCCACACGCCCCAGGATGACACGCTTCTGGACAGTAGCGACGCCACCGTACCAGTACCACCCGAAATACTTGAAGCGATTCAGCAAGTCGAGACCTTCCTTCACGATGGGCTTGCCGTAGCGACCAGTATCGGCGCCGTGGATGCCGAGGATGCTATCCTTGCCCAGGATCGGGATGGAAGCCACGTTACCGGTACAGGATACGGCTTCTCCACTTGCATGGTCGAAGCGCAGACCGAAGTCTTGCCCCACTCCCATCGCCATGATGTCGATGGTGGGCGTGGAGGCGATGCCAGTTACACGTACCTGCTCCAGGTTAGCGCCAGGCGACACGGATTCCGTCTCCTTAGTGCCAATGGTGAGGTACTGACCCACGGCACAGTTGGTGGCATTTGCGAGCACGATCTGGGTGGCCTTCTTGGCAAGCGCAGATTGTAGAGTGTCAGCCGTCATGTTGGTGCTTTTGCTGAAGATCGTAGCCGCAGCGCCAGCGCCGAGGTGGAGACGAGCTTCTGGGGTCGGGATGAAGGTGATGCCAGCCAGGGTGAAGGGCTTCTGAGGACCAGAGAACAGCATCCCCTTGTCCTGGTAGTAACCCATCGACTTCCATTCGGTGAGACCCTTGATCTCATTCGCCAGAATGGGATGGATCAGCGACACGAAACCCACGTCCTCGAACGCCTCGATGCCACTGGCGGCCGCGGCAGTGGCCAGGTCGGTCAGGTAGGCATAGTCCACGAGGTAGTTCGCAGAGTCAGGGTCGAGAGTCGCCATCGTTGCCGCGTTGTACTTGAGGTAGGTCATGGTGGGCTTGGTTGCGCCAAACCCGCAGGCCCCCTTGCGCAGAATGCGGTCGATGCTGCCGACGCGGTGCCGGGTGGCGATGTCGGCCATGACCTTTTCGATGGGTTGCATGGACTGGTAGTTAGCCAGCTTGCTGCGCGCCCATGAGTAGCCATACTCGGCAGGAGTCAGGGCCATCGTGCCATCGGAGATGGCGTTGGGTGTCACATCGGCGTCTTCAGTCAGCGCCGTGTCGGTGAAGTCGCTCTCACCGTAGAAGGTGTAGTTGAAGGACGATCCGTTGCCGGCAGTTTCAGGAATCGGGTCCTGCCAGTCGATGAACTGCGCCCACAGGCCAGGGCGTTTGGCTGCTTCGAGCATGTACTGCTTCTCGTAGCGAGCGTGAATGCTATTGGTGATATCCGTGGTCTTAGTCATTGCCATGAGATGTTCTCCTAGCGCCCTCCATGGCGCTTGCGGTATTCAGCAGGAGACATCTGACCATTCTGGAAAGCTCTGGTATCGCGTTCGAAGGACCCTTCTGCGTCGGATGGCATGGTACCTTCGCCAGTATCCGTTGCATCAAAGCCCAGGGCGCGTAGTTTCTCTGCGAGTAGCTTCTCTATCGTCGGTCCGATGCCTTCTACCTGTGTTTTCAACGTCTTGTTTTCTCCCTGAAGGCGTTCGACTTTAGCGGCCCGTAGGTCAGCCTCGAACTCCCAGCCCCCTACTTCACCAGGCGTGTACTGCTTGACGAAACGCTCGTCGACGGGATCGAGTCCTTCTTCAAGGATGCGGTTGCGCATGTGGGCATCCCAGGCTTTGATTGACTGGGCGTAGCGCATTGCTTCGATCTGGCCGATCTGCTTGGCAGCTTCAACCTGCTGATCGGGATTGTAGGACTGCATCTGCTGTTGCAACTGCTGTTCGTAAGCCGCGTACTGTGTCGCTTGTTGAGCGGCGAGCTGGGCCTGCAAAGCTGCGGTATGTTTGGCTGCCTCTGCCAACTTCTTGTCGTAGCCGCTCTTGACAGTGCGGAACTCCTCGAAGTCGTCGAGATTGACCTTGGCGCTTGCCTTGCTGGTCGGCTTAGACTCAGCGGGTACAACTTTCTCCTCAGGCTCCCTGGGTGCGGGTGGTTCGATCCGCCTGATCGGTTCCTCTGGGGTCAGAACTGACGATGGGGGCGCTGTCTGCGTGAGACCTTGGTCTATGATCTCGACAAACTCGTCCTCTGGCTCATCTTTCTTCGCCACGGTACTTTACCTTCCATTTCATTATATCATGGTGCCGCAAGTGGTGGTGCTACGGGTGCATTGCGCGGCACACTCTGGACAATGCGGCCTGCATCAGCAGCCGGCGAACCTGTCTGGGCCTGCTTCATGAACCAGGTCAGGAACGCTTGGATTCGGTGCCAGTCAGCCCGGTTCTTGAGCGCCCAGGCTGCTCGTTCAGCCGGCGTCATCTTGAGCCAGCGGCGCAGCAACAGCATGAACGACGTCTTGAACAGCTTTGTGACCAGGGAGATGAAACCCGGATCGTCCATGATCGTGCTTACCTGCGCGGCCAGCGCGTCGTAGTCGGTTCCAGGTTGCACTTGACTCTGCTGGGCTAGCGGAGTTGGCGTTCCAGGTAGAGCAGCCGCAACGGATTGAGAGATGCCCCTGCCGCCGCCGCCACCTCTCCCTCTGCCCGCACTCGCGCTAGTCGATGCTGGTGAGGACTTGGGTATCTCATCGGCAAAGCCGTAGTACTTGCGCCACAACGGGTACTTCTGACCGTAGGCAGTCTTGGCGTCCCAGTACAGTTCCAACTCGGCGTACTGGTTGGGGTAATCCTTCTTCCAGCCAGCCTTCTCGTTGGGCTTCATCTCGCCGTAGAGGGCTGACAGCTCGAAGACGTTCTCGCCCAGGGCAGCCGTGACCTGCTCGCGGAACTGGTCGTTCAGCCTCTTCGCCATCGGCCACTCGTCCAGGTCCTTGAAAGCCGACGGCACATTCGCCTTGAGCCAGTCCACCGCCACCTGCTTTTCCTTCTCGTCCAGCAACGGTCGGCTGTCTTCATCTAGCATAGCCTGCACGAAGGGCGGCAGGTCCAGTCCCTTGCGCCAGTTGCTACCAGGGGGAAGTTGTTCCTCCCAGAACTCAGTATTCAGCCGCTCGTTCTCTGAGGTGTAGAACTCTTCCTCGGTAGCCTTCAGGTCCACGTTGTCGTCGGTCACACCACGTTGCAGGTCCCAGTACATGGGCAGAATGGGCCACTGTTCCAGGTAGGCGGGCTTGTCCACACCTTCTGCGTAGTAGTTTTCCTGAATGGTCTCGATCCAGGGGGCTTGGTCGTAGCCCATATTCAGTAGTTGATCGACCGCCTCGTCCTTGATGCGAGCGTGGTTCTCCTTGGCCTTGTTGAACTCCTTGCGTTCTAGTGGCGTGGGGATATTATAGCGCCCCCCGATCTTGTCGAACGCGAGCGAGATCGCTTTCACGTCTTGCTCAGACCAGTCCGTTACGTCGCCTTTATTTGCATAGAAGCGGTCAACCAACTCGGAGACGCCCAGTGATTTCAGGAAGTCACTACGTTCTTCGCCGGGTGGCAGGCGTTGCAGCACGAGATAGCCGTAGTCCTTCAGTCGCTCCTTGGGGTCCAGCTCGCGTGACATGCGCACGGCCCTGGCCCACACGTACTGATCGTCGAAGTCGATAAGGGCCTGCTGCCAGGCTTCTGGAGTCATGGTGTCCTTCTGGTCCAGCAAGTTGCCCCAGTCATTCCACATCTTGTCGATCAGCACATCCAGATCAGTAGTGGGCTTGAAAGACATCGCGAGTAGGAAGTTGAGCAGCCCAGGCGTAGCCTTGTAGACAGCCTGCATCTGCACTGCCTTGTCCCACTCAGGGCCAGTCTTGCTGTTGCCTACTTCCTCCATCTTCTCAGCTGTGATCTCGCCATCCAACCACTGCCGCGCCAAGAAGTAACCTTGCTGTTTGCGCTCCCAGATATCACCACCAACGATGGTGTGTGGTACACCGAACAGACCCTCGAAGGTGAAGCCACCAGGTGGGATGAGGCCAGAACCCGGTAGATTCAACTCTTTCCACATGGCCGTGGCGTACTTCAACGGCTTGGAAAGCGGAGTTACGTAACCAAAGGCTTGGGCTGCGGCATCCTTCTCACCGATGGAAGCCCAATAGCCCGACAGTCCAGCGACGAATGGCGTCCAGACTGACGGCCCCCAACCTGAGATAGCTTCTAATAGCTTACCACCTGGAGCCTCGCTACGCTCCTTGGGATTGAAGGTGGTGAGCAAGTTATACATTGGATTGATGGTCTTCTCGATATCCAGCATACCGAAGAATGGCACCCGCAGTTGACCTTCGTACCATTCTGGCATCTCGGCCTCGGGATCGTTCATCAATTCCCTGTACCACTTACGGTTGGCCTCAGTGATGACTGATCGGGTCTCCAGATAGTGCTTGAGAAAGGCCGGCTTCTGGGCCATGCGTTTCAGCCAGTTAGTGTAGGTGCCAACGAACCACTTGTTATATGGAAAGACCCATTGCAACGCCTCGTTGAACATGCGGCGATCGGAGTAATCGAGTAGCGTGAAGTTGCGCATCTGCACACCCACGTTGTCAGCCACAGCCTTACGCTTGAGCAGTTCAGGTAGCAGCTTCTCCTCGCGCAGTCGACGCAGTTCTGCAGCCTGGATAGGAGTCAGACTATCCAGTTCAGCCAGTCGTGGAGGTACCTGGCGAATCCTTTCCAGGATACTGTCCATCGCGTCTTTGGCAACACTGATGGGGTTGTGAGGACCTTGGACGCCCTGTGCAAAGAACAGCGTGTCCTTGCCAGTCGGCGGCTTCTTGTCGAAGGTTAGGTCGTCAAAGAAACCTGTGCCAGTGGAGACGGCAGAGGCAGGCGGTAAGGCCTCGACCACCTTGGTCTGGAGGTGCTTGTAGTACTCCACTGGGTCCACCGACACACCTACACTCTTGGCGGCAGTGCGGTAGCCAGCAAACTCACCCTTGTTCAGTGTGCCAACAAATGCTTCAGGTGACTTGCGTGCGTTGATGGCGTTCTTAGCCTTCTCTTCCAAGCGAGGCATGAACTGTGATACCTTGTCGAAACCAGACGCCACCTGGGTTCCCACCACAGCCTGCGGGAGGGCGGGTCCCACAGGCTGGATGAGAGAGGGAGCCGTTGCCGGAGGAGGAGGGCCGGCAACGGCGGAAGCGGGACTAGGTTGGGCTGCAATTGCGGCTGCACCACCACCGGCGCCACCACGAGGTGGAATCTTGCTTGTTAGATTCTTGATGTCATCAGTGAACTGTGCTTGTGCAAATATAGCGCGCTCGGCTTCCTTCTGCTCCAGTGGCTTCATCTGCTCACGAAATACGCGATCATGCGTGGCACCATCTGGTATGCTGTCCAGCTTTACCATCACCCGATCATGGTCATCGATATAGGTCAACTTGCCGGCAATGTCTTCCTTGAGATGGTTGCTGAACTGCATCAGGTCATCGTGTAGAATGCCGATGTTGCGTCCAGCTTCCGTGACGATGTCGTCAATCTCTTTGTAAATTTGACTTTGCGATGCATGAACAAAGTCCCAGTGGTTCTTCCACAACACCCGTTTCGCTGGTTTGTCGGAGATTGCCAGTGACCTGGCAAATGTCTGTTCTCTGACAATCCGGTGTGCAGCCCAGTGCTCATTATACTTGCCCATTACCCCTGTGAGCAGATCACCAAAGTTCTCTGTCGTGGCTCTAGTGCCCAGTGCCTGAGCCGCCAGACGCATCTCGTGCAACCCTTTATGCGTCTCAACGAAGGCTGTGAAGTCAGCTACCGCCTGATCCAGTTGCGCCTGATTGCTAACGTCCTTGGTCACCTTCCGCAACAACTCGGCCATCTCCGGCGATTCGCCTTCCAGGGCGCTCATCAGTTCTGGCTTGATTACCGCGATCTGCCGGCGTGGCCTGGACACAGTTGCTGTGGGTGGTTGAACTGTGGGCAGTCCCCAGCCAGGAGGCGTGAAGATAGGTGGCGCGGGTGGCCCAATAAGTGGTTCCAGTGGCGTTGTCGGCGCTGCTTGTCTTGGCCACGGACTGCTTGGTGGCGTCGCGACGTTGCCGCCTGCAAAAGCCGCAGGCGGCATACCTGGCAACTGTGTCTGCCGGCTACCCGTGACTGGTCCTGTGGTTTGTGGGCCACCCACTGAGCCTGGTCCAGCAGGTGGGGTAGTAGGTAGCGTTCCTGCTGCTGTCCCTGCTGGTCCCAGACCGTGTGGGTCGATGGCGAACTCGATGATCTCGTCGATCTCTTGCTGGGACACCGCGCTGCGCAGCCGGCTGTTCAGGTAGACTACTGTTTCCTCGGGAAAGCCTGCCTTGCGTAGCGTACCAGACAAGTCCTTGACGACCGGCTTCCAAATCTGCGGGAACGTGCGCCGCACTGTCTCGGTGTAGATGCGTTCGCCGCCTATTTGTTCTAGTGTGGCGGACGTAAGCAGTCCCGGTCCTTCTTTCCACCGCTTGGCCTGGCTAATAACGTCCTTGCCCGTGGTAGCTTTGCCTAGGTTCTCGACCGTTTCCCTGATGGCCTGAGTGCTTTTCCCTGTCACCTGTGAAGCAAAGCCCATGCCCTGACCTGCTCCAACAGTTTTGCGACCCCATCCCTTGATAAAGTCACTCGTTCCACTGGTCGTGAGCGATGGCAACACGAAGTCAGTTATCATCTGACTGGTATTGCTTGCCACATTACGAATGGGGAAGGGGACTGTCCAGCCCATGTACATGAGCGATAAGCGATGGTTGATGCTGTCACGGATGTGTTTGGCTTTGCCGTAGAGACTGGTGTCAGGCACGAGACCAGCATCTAGGATGTCCTGCACACTCATGCTCTTGGTTGGTCGCACTGGTGCCTGGTGAATCTTGTAGGCTTCCTTCTCGATATCGCCCAGCATGCGCACGAGCACCTCATCGAAGTTGCCCTGTGCGGCCGTCATGTGCCTGTTCAGATACTTGGCAACGTCCGCCACATCGTTGCTGCCGATCACGCGTGTCAGCATGCCAACAGCTTCTTTGACCGGTCTGGAACCGCTGTAGTTGGATGTGCGTGCCAGTATGTAGGGATCGTCTGGATTGCGAATCAGCGCAGGCAGCAGGGCGGTAAAGGACTCACCCATGTCACGCTCCATACCACTGAACACGTCGATGGCATTCTTGATCGTGGCCGTGGCCTGCGACTCAGGTAATTGCCGCCTGGGATTAAGCCATGCCCACCACTTGCGATTCTTGTCTCCCATAGCAGTCAGCACTTCAACCGCGTCTTGGGCAGTGTCTTCTACTACCGCGTACTTGCGCCACGCTCTGGCAACGGCCTTCTCTTTCGAGATGATGTCCAAGCCGAAGTCAACGATGTTGAGCGGATCGAGGGCTATGTTGGCGAATAGCTGGACCCAGGCTGGCGCGTTAGCCCGATACGTCTCGACACCCGCGGGTGTGGCACGCAGCTTTAGACTGTCATCGGCAACTAGACCCTTGACGATATCCAGCGCGCTGCCACCCATTTCCGTGGCAGCTATGAGGTTAGCATTCTGCTGTTCATAGGCTGCTTTTCGGCTTGCGCTGGTGTCTGCGGCCCTGAACTGCCGTATCACATCAGAGAAACTCTGCGCAATCGGAGGTGCTGTCGCCACACGTCCGTATGTGCCCAGTCCTTGGAGGAAGTTCAGCGCAGTTATACGCGCATCTTCGACCTGGAGTTTGCTGAGTTCGGCTTGCATGTTGTCACGAAACACATTTTCGACGGGCATCTTGGGTTGGAGTGGCATGCTCGGTAGCATACCTGTTGTCTCTGGATACAGGGCAGACGGTTCGCCAGCAATACTGGGTTCTCGATAGGCTGTGGCAGGATTTACTTGCGTCAATTGCTCTACGCTACTCTGCTGCAATCTACGCTTGATTTCTGCCTGGCGTTCGAGGTTCGCCTTGCGCGTCGCATCCATCGGGAAGAACCAGTTGTACGGCTTGGCAACAATGGGTTCGACTGCTTCCTCGTAAGGCCGGTTCAACTCCTGAAGCTGGGCATCCCAGTATTCACCCAGATTCATAGATGGTATTGGCTTGGGAGGATAGGAGAGGTTGGTCAGTGATGTGCTTACATCTGCCTTCCTGAACCTATCCCACAGGTCCCCCGCCTTCGTTATTACCCGATCAGCCGCGCGCAGCACATTGCTGTCGGGCGGGATATCGCTTCTGGTCTGCATGGGCAGGTAGCCAGCCGGTGCGTTCTGCTGGAGCAGAGGCACGTTGGCTGGCACGTCAGCCACATTGAAATTGGGCTGTCCCGGCTGTTGCGCTTGCCACTGCCCGCCGTAGCCAAACTGGTTGTTCTGCCAGAGCATTCCTGGTCTGGGTGGCACGATGTAGGGTGACTGGCTCGTGAAGGATGAGGCATCCAGCATAGCGCCAGGCGGGCGAGGTTGTTGCATGGGTGCTGGTGGCGTGGGCGGTCCTGTGAATACCTTCGCATCCAGCATAGCGTTCTTCTTCTTTTCGTCAGGATCTGGAAAACCCACGCCACCGATGTCAAGCACGAAACTACACCTCAGTCAGATTCAGGTAACTCACGTCAGGTGCAGGTGCCGCCTTGCTCAAGCGGCGTCGCAGCCAGTTCAGGAAGTCAGAGAACTTGACCGGCTTACCAGTCCTGGCAGCGTACAGCTTGAATTCTGCCCAGTGCCTGCCAACCTCGTCTGGCTGTGGGTAGCGACCCGTCAGTTGCGAGAAGAGCACGATGAAGCTTTGGTAGTCAGACTCAGCCTGCTTCGACCCACCCAGTGCCTCGGTGTAGTAGTTGGCCAGGTCCCCGAACGCAGCCGCAAAGCCGAGCCGGTAATACTCAGGAATCAGGTCGAAGTCAGTCGCTGCAACAGCGGGTGCAGCACTACCGCCCCCACCACCACCGCCACCGCCACTCGGGGGCGGAGGACCTTGGGGCGGAGGACCTTGGGGCGCGCCAGCGGCAGGAGCTGGTAGTGGCTCATCTTCAGCCGCACCGAGCAACCCTGGCAGTTTGGCTGCATTCTTCTGCATCCAGTTCGTGAACGAGGACGGCATGCCTGATTCCGCATTGAATGCAGCCATCAGATCATCCAGGTTGACAGTCTTCAGGTCAATGAATTCACCACTCAAGGCACTGAGAATACGTGTCAAGTAGGCGCTATCTGTCTCTATGTCATCCTGCGGACGAAGTTGCTGTCTGGTTGGTCCAGTAGCTGCATCTGCTGGCGGGCCGGCTGGTTGTCGCCAATCGTCTACGACCCCTGTCTGCGGGTCGACTCCGACCGGCCAGTTAGCTTGCTGGGCAGGGGTAGGCACTCCGTAGTTGTCGGTGCGCTGCGGCCCGATGAATGGTGCTACGGCGGATTGCGCGGCTGTCGCGGCTGGCGCGGCGGTGGTGGCCCCGCCGATGATCTGACGATACATGGCCGGCAACTGAGCGGCTATTCCTGGCGGAATGCTACCCAAAGCGCCGAGTATACCTGCTAGACCAGGAGCCGCTGGTGCCGGGGCAGGCACCAGCCCCGGTTGCGTAATCATCGGCAGATATGGCGTGGTCGCCGCAGGGGCTGGCTGGTTGTCCCAAGCACTTGTCATCGGCCGTTGTATAGATTGCTGCGGTACGACCGACGCGGCTGGTACAGTAGTGGGATCAATATTGGGACCACCACCTACACCCTGGAAGCCAAACGGCGCGGGGACAGGCACTGGCTGGTTGTCCCAACTAGATGTCATGGGTCTCTGGATCATCTGTCCTAGCTGCTGACCCATCTGCATGGAGATAGGAGAAGCAGGTTGACTGTAAGAGTCGATCATCTGACTCGCGTTGCTAAACGCGTTCTGTAGCCAAGCAGCTACATTCGGCGGCACGGCAGGTATGGTTGGTGCAACCACTCCAGGAGCAGGCTGGTTGTCCCACGCCGACGTAGATGGTCTTGAAATGAAAGGTGCAGGGGCTGGCACTGGAATGCCACCACCCATCACGGCTGGTAGAGGCACTTGCTCCAAACCCTGCCCGTTATTGGCAACTGCATAGGGATAGGCGGCTGCCACCTTCTGGATCACGTCCCACAGGCCACGCGCTGTGGTCGAGAGAGGTGGTATGATGGCTGGCGTCGCCTGCGGCAGGCCCCACGATGGAGCGGCTGGGGCTGGTGTTGCCGCTACAGGACCAGGTTGTGTTACCGTCGGCAGGTACTGCGCAGGAGCAGGCATCATCTGTTGCCAGCGTGCAGCTTCGATCGCAGCCGATGGACTGTTCATGTTACTGCCCATGCCCTGAAGCTGGTTAGCGAAGTCGTTACTGACGCGGCTCTGCGCCGCAGCCATCTGTGCTTCGAGAGCATTGGCCGGTAGTTGTCGAGGGGCAGGTATGGGTAATCCCATCAGAAACTGGGCGTTGGCAGCGGCTGCACCACCACCGCCGTTGGTCGAAGGGCGCGACTGGGTTACCAGATTCTGGGCAGCAACCAGCGCGGCCTGGGCGTTGGGGTCGGGTCGCGTAGTCGCAGGTCCAGACATGAGGTTGCGAAAGCCTCGGAAAGATGATGTTGCTGGTTCTGGCACTTTGGGCAGCGGCGGCGGCCCCACCACTGGTGTTCTGTTCCCACCATCTTTGATTATCATCTCGACCTCCCTACCCGGGGTAGAACATCCTCATGTAGTTGAGTAGCACGTTCCTCAACTGGTTGGCAAACTGCGGGTCCTGCTGCGCACGTTGATACAACATCGGCCAAGGCAGATTCCAGTTGGGTGGCGGTGGCGCAGGCTCATGTGGTAACGGATACCGTTGCATTGGCGATGGCGTCCTCCATGGAATTGGTGGTGGGAACGGTAGCCCAATGCCTGGGCTGGGGAATCGTTGGCCAGGAATGGGCGGCAGGCCACTGCCTTCCGATGATGGCATGGGCCGCGCTTCCGATAGTGGAATAGGTGGTGGCAGCGATGGCATCGGATTTGGGAAGCGCGAACCAGGAATGGGTGGCAGACCATTCCCTTCCGATGACGGCCCCCGATGCATTGGCGTTCTCCCCGGGTAATAGGTAATGCCAACTGGATTCTCGTCGGGTCGCCTGATCCGGGGCATATTTCCTTGCGGTGGCGCGTTTGGGCCGATACGATCTGCGTTACGGGGCATGTTTGCCTCCCCACACAGCGCGGTGCAGCGCTGCGTAGCGGTCCAGCGAGTCCTTCAACTGAACCGCGAACTCCGGGTCCACCTTGGCTCTGGCAATGGCTGCCGGTAGGTACTGGTGCATGGGCACGTCATCCCCTTTGGACGTGACGATATTCTCCATGCGGTCGAGCCGGTGGTCAGCCATCTGACTGGCTCTTGCCAACCGTTCGCTCAGGACAGTTTCCTTGCTCATATCGGCGTCACTCCCCCACCCATAACGGGCGGTAGTTCAGTGGGCATGGGCTGTGGTTGCTCTTGCACCGGCATGCCACCCGCCAGGGCGTTCAGCGCTTCCATCTGTGGCTGACCGTCCAGCCCCTGCATAGCGGCTGGGCTGGGTTGTGGCACGAGAGCTTCCGGCATGAGCTGACCGTCGCTGTCTAGTATCCAACCTTCCGGCAGCACGAACTTGTCAGGTATGTAGCCGCGATTGATAGCCAACTTGAGGCCAGTGTAGGGAGCCAGACGACGGTAGATGTCCTCAGCCGTCATGCGATCCATCTCGGCCATCGGATTGGTCACGATGCCAAACTCCTGCAAGGAAGTCTCCAGACTGAGTATCTTGGCAGTGTAGGCTTCAATGGCCATGCGCAGGTTGCCAGCCTTGTCAGCGGGCATGGGATCGGATAACAGCACGGTTACTTCAAAGCCCTTGTCGATCTTGGCTGTGTTCAGCTCCAAGTTACGACGCACCATCTTCTGGCTCAGTTCAGCCTTCTCCGATGCCATGACCACGACCAATGGCACCTTGTCACCAGTCAGCGGGGCCACCTTGTTCTTGGCAATCTGCACAACGTTGTAGAACGCTCGTTCGTAGCAAGACTGGATAGCGGCCCAAATGGGTGCAAGCGGACGACGACCAGCCTGAGAAAGCAGGTTGATAGCGTAGCCAGCCAAATCACCAGGGCTGTCTCCGAACAGGGCGAAGGGGAACGTGCCTTGCTGGAGAGCCTGCATGAGCATGGCACCGAGCTGGAAGAAGTCTTCGGGCAGAGTGGCGCGTTGCAAGGTCTCGATCCTGTCTCCAGGAGCCAGGTAGTTCTTGGCCCCCGATGTCAGGTCGAGCGCCTTCTTTTCCTCAGAGTAGAGCGCCCAGGCGTTGGTCACTGCGGACCAGCCAGCCGTGGTCAGGACTGAGAACCACGTGTCCAGGTTATTGATGGTGTTTTCCACGCCACGCAGGAGGGGCCGATAGCGAAACTCTGGTGCTTGTCGTGGTGTACCACGAGCACGTCCGAAAGCGTAGGGCACCACGCCATAGCCATGTGGAACGGCTGACTTGCCTCGCACACTGACGGGTTCACCGTCGGCGAGGTACATGCGGTACTTCTCATCCCAGTATTCAATCCACTCCACCTCCATTTCGGGGCGGTACTTCTCTTTGTCTTCCAGGGCGTTCGGGTGAAAGCGGCGAATGTCAGACACGCGCCGCCGACTGGCTTCGACCACACACTCGATGCCGGTGGCGTTCCACTGGGGGTAGACGATGCGGGGGTCGCGCACCTGCATCAGCACGGGCACGCCCACTACGTCGTAGCCATTGCTGCCCTTCTCTAAGAGTGAGTCAGTGAAGATGGTGCGGATGCAGTTGAGACCCCGTTGGGCGGTAAGCCAGGCCAAGTCAGCGTTGAGAGTCTCATCACCGCGCTTCTCGTTGCCCTTGCGGCAGGCGAGTAGCCACTCCTCCTGCTGATCGGCTTCTTTCTTGGCTTCAACGGTTTCCTTAGCGGCGGGGACAGTGAGGGACATCTTGGCTTGGGAGGCCAGGTCAGCCACCAGGTCGATGGCATTAGTGGCGTAGGGCATCGTCATGTGCTTGACGCCCTCATCGGTCTGCTCCTTGGCCTTGGCCTGATCGTAGAGCGCGTCCATCGCATCGTAGAGCGTATCGCGCTTCTTGTTATCGTCAACCAGGCCGTGCGCGATATCCAACACGTCCTCGAAGTTTGGTGCGGATTTGCGCTTAGCCACTACTCACTCCTCTTCAACAGGGACTGGATCGTTGTCGTAGCAGCGACAGGAAAAGACACGCATCCAACCAGAACTGTCGTGATATTCGATGTAGCACTTGATCATGGGTTCGTTGCACCGTGGACACGTTGGCGTGTCATCCTTGTCGCCAATGCTCATGTGTTCCCCCCTCTTTAACGGAAGGTCATGGAATCAACCGTCGTGCGCACCCGCTTGATCCTCACGCCAGTCGCAGTCTTCACTATTGTAACATCACCAACCACCTTACCCGCAAATGGGTCATGACCGTGTTCGGGCGGCAGGAAGCGCTCGCCATCTGACCTACCGAACTTCTGCACGAGCAGGTAGCTTAGAGCCTTGCGCGAATTGTGGATGACCACTCCTTCGGCCACGAAATTGTGTGCTTCCTCGACTTCCATGTCATACACGTCGGCCCTACCCGCAGGAAGTACCACGATCACTCGATGATTCGCAGCTCGCTTCTTTTCCTGGTAACTTGCTTGCCCTTCACCGATCTTCCGGCGAGTCTCTTCAGTCATTGGATGTTCGGCAAGATAGTCCTTGCGCTGTTGCGACCGTCGCGCTCGTTCCTCTGGGTGATCCTCCCAGTACTTAAACTTGGCCTGCCTGCACTTCTCCCGCATTGCATCTGTCGCTGGAGGTTTCTTTTTGCGATTGGGGTACTTGCGCCCCGTGCTTGTCGCACTTAACTTGGCCCGTGTTTCCGCGGTTACTGGTCTGCCGACATTCGCCTGATGAGCATGCTTGACGTTCTCCTGAGACATCTCTTTGAGCTGCTCATAGTTCTCGCGCCAACGCTGTTTACTTGCTTCGCGAATTACCTCTCTGTGCTTGAAACTGATGATCTTGCCAGAGTGATGCTTGGCAGCATGGTCCTCGATACTCAATGCTTGCAGGTTGTCAGGGTGATGATTCCAAGCATTGCCATCAATGTGGTCTATGTGCCAATCCTCCGGGATAGGACCGTGTACCTGCTCGTAGACTAGGCGATGCTCCACAACGCTGTTACGAGTATCGCCTGTCATGCAGACATTGGTATAGCCACTCGCAGTAGCACCGTATCGGTTCATCGCCATCAGAGACTGTCCTGGTCTGAGTTTGCCAGCTTCTTGATACGTGCCATTGGCCAGCATGACCAAGTGATCGGCTGTTAGGTGTAGTTCTCCTTTGTCCATGCGAATGCAGACGATCTCAGCATTCTTGCGCGTGCGATGAATGTGATGCGCTTTGCGGACTGCCACCTTGCCATCGATACAGCAATAGACATGGGGCTCTTGGCCCACAAGTTCATCGATGCGCCTGCGTCCACCTGGTAGGTCGATCATCGTCCTACCTATCACGCAGTGGTTATTTTCGTCCTTCGGATTCTCCTTGATGGGGTTGCCTTCCTGGTCTTTCGGGTACTGCTCACCCTGGGCCAACTCCCATAGCAGCCCTTCGCACTTCGGGTTGATCCTGATGCGGGTCTTCTCCCAGCCAAACGGACTGCGCAGGAAGTCCCGCATCCTGGTGATGCCATCAAGAATCGACACGCGCCGGCCAAGGAAATGAACACCAGTATGCGTCATCCACTGGTCAATTTGCGACTTCTCGGCATGGTGCTGATAGCCAGCCACGTCCATGACCGCGTTACCGTAGATCACATTCATAATCTTACCATGACTGTCAACCTTTATGTAAGGTCGCTCGCGTAGCCACGTTACCGCCTCGTCCCAGGTGCTGTACTGGCGGTAGAACTCGTCGATGACGCGTACATCTTGGTCAGAGGCAGCCTGCACGACAAGTAGGCTGTAGGCTCCAGCATAACCTGGATCGCTGGCCAGCAGGATGGGCAGAAGCGGATCGAACCCGACCTCCGCAACATGCAGCTTATAGTCGAACTCGCGTCCAAAGACAAGCAGTGGGCTGGGCACAGGCTCGCCAGCAATTCGCTCTCGAAATCGAATATCTCCAAGCGCCGCCTCCAGTTGTAGAATCTGTGGGTCGTTCCTGCCGCCGGGGTAAACAGTCAGGTTCTCCCAGCTCGGGAAGGACCAGCTCGTTCCATTAAAGATGTTGGTGCCCTTCATCTGGTCATACAGGCCGACGTACCAAGGCCGCGACCGCTTGAGCGTACCGGACATGATGACGGCTCCGCGCCGCTCACCAACGCGGGTCAGGGCTGTGAGGAACACGTCATCAGAGAGCATACCGGCTTCGCACATGACCACCACGTCAGGAGCCCGGCCCGTCGTGACCAGCGCGTCGGAGCCCGCCCTTACGTAGGACAGCGTGCGAATCTCGCAGCCCCACATGGTCGTCATGTTCCAAGCGCCGGTGAGAGGTTTATTAACGGAAGACAGTAAGCCAGCCGTGCGGAAGAGTGCTTCGAGGTACTTGAACTCCGGCTCGGTATTCTCGAACTGAGCGCCGGTAATGTAGATGAGGTCACACCAGGGGGCGAGGGCGAACACTTCATAGGCGGTCCACTGGGACTTACCGGCTCGCTCGCCGCCCATCGTGAGCACAACACGAGCTGTACCGCGGTCGCCAGTGATCTGGGTAGAGGCCGAGAGCTGGCTGGGAAAGAGGGAGACATTGATCGACTCCCACATACCGATCTTCTCGGCGAAGGAAGGCCAGCGCTGCGGCTTGGGCAGGTTGTCCATCGGTGAAGGCGTTCGTTCACCCGATTCAGCCCGCTTGCGCCACGCCCCTCGTTTTGCCATCACACCAGCCTTTCAAGCACCCCATCCTACCACGGAACCCACCCGTTGTCTATACCCTACTCTTGTGTGGAATTCCTATATGCCCGCATAAATGCTAGTTAATACCGTTCTCATACTCTCTCATCAAATACTCATGTTTTCCCTTGCCAGGTCGTGGTATAATGAGTTATGGCGCGGTCGGGGAAATCCTTACTGTTGGGTCTGAGAAAATTCAATCCCCGACCGCCCAGAGCCGAAGGCCCGAGCCCGAAGGGCCCCTTGCGCTAGCGCTACTCTCAAGGAGGGAACTGGTGCCAACACCACTATGCATCTGTTGCGGCAAACCCAGGCAAGAGAGCCTCGTGAGGGGTGATCTCACCTTCGAGGCCTGGATGTGCATGACAAGAGACTGCCAGGAGTATGGGATGTGCATCTATCAGCCGCGCCACTACTCTCAAGGGGGGGAACTGTAGATGGGCTACGACATGCACTACATGGGCCGACCACACAAGTGGGAATCCAACGTCGAACCAATCCCACCAGCGGTGCTGCCAAAGGCTATGATGGCAGACGGAGCCGTGTGCAAAAGCTGCGAAGAAACGCTCCAGAAGGCTCTTGACTTTCCGAACTGGGGGTCCTCTTACTGCCCAAATCCCAGTTGCGACATGTGGGGAATCCACCGATACTGCGATGGTTAGAACAAGTATGAACGAGTACGAACCAATCGTTATCTATCCAAAGGCCTTCTGCCATCGCTGCAAGGCCCAACTATTACCTGTCGAAGGCCCGTTCGGCTGGGGCTGCTATTGCCCATCCTGCCTGCATGATCCCGCCGTGCAACGCATGAACCTGGAGCACACGTCCCAATCAGAGTACCAAGCCTAGCCCCTAACCCGAGCTGGGCTTTCCTATTTAAGTCAGTAGCTCCTTACCGGAGCTTGGTAGCAGGGAAAGGCTTTACCTGCCGGCTTTGCCGAAAGCCTCGACCTTCACCCGGGCTGCCGGTTGCTAACCAACGACCAGCTTGCAGCCCATAGTCCCATGTCGTGAGACAGCGGACTTCTAACACCCCCCCAACACCCCTATCCGACGGGGAAGGGGGGGTAAGGGGGGGATAGGGTCCCACCAGTATCCCACCACCTACCTCCCCCCACCACCCCCTACGGCTCTGCACTCCCACTCCACCATACCCCCACACCCCCCACCCATAACTTTTCAAAATGCCAGGGTCCTCCCCACTTCCGCCTGTGGGTACCCACACAGTCATCCACCTCCGCTCACCGTTCCAGCATCGTTCTCTGCAACAACATCCGGCACTCTACCTTTCCCACGCTCCCCCTCATCCGCATCGTCCATTGCAAGGGCTACCGGCACACGCGCTGCTCGTATCCAGGCCGCGAGCGCGGTGATGGCCACCGGCTCCCCCTCAGCCTGGTGGGTCTGGTTGACGCCAAGCATCTGCAGCGTAGAGGTACTGGCTTGAAAACGCAACCACGGGATCGTGGACGAGAGCGAATCGTCGAGCCCCTCAATCGCTTTGTCGGCCAGTGCGAGTAGTTGCTCTCTTCGCAGGGCCAGTGACTGCGCGACAGTCGCCTTGCGGAGTAGCTGCACGGCATCACGTACCCCGTCCCCCCACCGGCTCACAGTGTAGAGAGCGATACCTAACTGGTCGGCTGCTTCCTGGTTGGTTGCGCATCGTATGCGCGTGGAGACATAGGCCAGTTGGCGGGAGTTAAGGTGGCAGAGGATAGCGTCCAGCTGCTGCGCCTCGGCGGGTGAGAGTCCGCCGCGGATAGCTGGAAGCACTTCAGAGCGGAGATTAGCTAGCGGAGAGTCATTATCCATAGAGAGTCAATCCTTTCGGAGAGTCATTATCCACATACATTGTAGCACGGAATGTCAAGTAGGACTAAGGTTTTCCTTAGGTGGGTCTAAGGTTTTCCTTATTGACACAAGGATCAACCGAGAGTATAATGAAGGTAATCCTGGTCAATGGGACTGGGGATAGAGAAGGGGGAATAGGGTCATGGCAGAGGAAACGTATCCACTATTCACGGCGGAGCGGAGCGACGACGGGCGCGACCTATACGGCAAGCTCTCGATCAAGGTGGTATGTGAGTATGCTCAGAGCTACCGGCTAAGTTGGCAATGCAACAGAGAGGGGGATAATCGAGCTTGGTATGCGTACACTGTACACATCGAAGGCAGGGATGTACTCCCCCAGATGGCGCATTACAAGCGGCTGGTGCGTGGGCTCGACACGTGGAATGATCCGACCCCGGGCGAGCTTGTGGCGCGGCTGATCAAGAGCAAGGCGGTATATACGATGTACGACGGGCGCCTTGGTCGACATGTTGACACCATGGCACCGGCAGACTGGGAAAAGTACGGCAACGTGCGCAAGGGCTGCAGCTACTATCACGCCATCGAACTGGCGCATTCCGACAGTCACGCGCAAGAGGTTCTCTTCCGTGCATGGTCGGGGACGCTGAGCGCGCACAACGGGCGCGACGAATTTGCTCAATGGGTGCTTGACGGGCAGCCGGTCGAGTCTGTGTCAACCTGGGGGACGATCAAGGCAAGCGACTACTGGACGCTCGAGCAAAAGCTCGAGAGCATCCAGGAGCGGCAGGAACTGATAGCAGCGTAGAATCTAATGCCCCCCGGTCGGCTTGGTAGGCCGGAAGAGGAGACGGAATCAATGAACCGCAAGGTGCACAACCTGGAAGCTGGATACGTCGCCGAGCGCATGAATCAAAATGCACCCGGTACCAAGATCGTGATCTACATCGCGACCGAACAAGGTATTGACGTGGACGGCAAGTACGCCGTTGTATGCGATGCCCATGGTACGATTTGCAGCTCGGCAAATCTACCACAAGCACGTCTGTCGATGAAAGCCCCGGAGTCATTCTGCGACGCGTGCAGAGCGATTTAGTTCACCACCATGCGCCCCGGTCCGCATAGTAGGCCGGGAGAGGGGGATAACATGGCAACCTATAACGGATGGGCGAACTACGAAACGTGGGCATGGAAGCTATGGATGGACAACGACGAGGGGTCGCAGTCATCCTACCAGGAGCTTGTCGAGGATGCGACCGACCAGCACGCCAGCCGCAATGCATGCATCTACCATCTTGCCGAGACTCTTAAGAGTGAGGCCAACGAGAACGCGCCGCTTGACACCGGAGCATACGCCGACCTGCTGAACGCGGCTCTCAGCGCCATCAACTGGTACCAGATTGCAGTCGCTCTCGTGGATGACTCCGAACACGAATGGAATGAGGACGAGGACGACAACGCGGAATGATTAGCTGGGGGGCAGACCAAGAACCTGCCCCCCTTCAATAGGAGGAACATCATGAGCCGGAAGATCGCATTGCAGACAGGACAAGCACCGTTTGAGTACCTTGACCCCGACGTGCGGTACTGCTACGCCGCGTGGTCGCCATATGGCGTAGGCGCCACATACGACTATGGATGGGTCGCGTACGCGTTCGTATCACGCGCGGAGCGCGCCGACTGGCTTGACGACAACCGACTTGACCGCGACGGCAACCCGGTAGCAGAGGCAGTCACACGCAGAGTCGCGTACCAGATCGCGGGCATCACCACCGTATACTTGCCCATGGTAGACCCGACCTACCACACGCTGGTCAGGCACTACGCGTCATGAGACCGAGACCATATCACATGGTCCGCCTGCATGGGCAGGACTTGCGCCTGTCTACCTACCGCGCGACCATCCGGCTGGACGCGCTGCCGGTGGTCGCGTCTTGCCACTACCGCGTGCTACTGGCGGCACCGGAGCGCGGTATGGCGGTGTCCTACTGGTACTCGTGTCAAGCCGAGACACGACCAGCGCCTGCCGCTGTGCTGGCCGACCTGCAGCGCAGACTACGGCAAGCGGAGCACTACAATGAGTTCGTGCTGCTATACAGTGACCGGTTGAACGACGCGGCCTTGCGCCGTGTCCACGCGAACGAGCTGCGCCTAGCGCGCGCCGTAAAGGAGTTGACCCGATGAACCACCACAAGCTAACCATTGAGCAAATGCTGGAAATCCTCCAACTTTCCGACCCGACTGATGACACCTATCTATACATCGACGACGTCGGCGAGCTGTGCGCCACCGAGAAACCTAACCGCGACGCGCGGCCAAGCGACGAGTTCGAAAGTATCGGGTATGTCACCGCGTTTGAGAGGAGTTGACACAGTGAGGACTTTCAAATACACCGGTAAACCAGTCATGACGAGGGGAGAGTATGGCGTCAGGATCTCGGGCGGGCACGAAGACCCGGCAAACCAGGGCTGGATCAGCGTATTCGACCCTGACTTTGGCGACATGATATGGGCATTTATCGGATCCAAGAACTGGGAAGAGACAACGGAAGAGGAGTTGACCCGATGACACGACAGGATATCTCAGAAGCAACGGGGTTTGACTTCGGTCTGCGCTTCGACTCGGAGGATGAGGTGCATATGTACTTCAGCACCGAGAACATGGCCGAGATGTACGGCGGCAATCTGCGGGCCGACTATCCCGAGCTGGCAGACCAAGACTACCTTGACCGTGCTGCCCACACCGTGATATTCACTCGCTGGCATTGCGACTTCTAGCCCACCACGAGAGCCGGAGCCTTACCGCCCGGCTCTCGTCGCGTCCGCGATCCACAACCACCAGCCTACCGGAGTGCCGACCAAGCGCGCCAGTCCCTCGTCTACTTCACACGTGATGCTAGGCACCGAGCCGTTCTTCAGCGCGACGATCGTACACCGGCACAAGCGCGACCGCCGCGCCGCGCGCTGCACATCCAGGTCGAGCAGCGCGCGACGCAACAACCAGGCAACGCCCGGGTCAAGGGGCATCTGTGCTCCACGCCACGCGTGGCGTGATCGAGATCCACTCGCCCGGATCACCACCCAGCAACCAAGTCAGGTATTCATTCCACGACCGCGAGCCCCGCGTTGCATTCAGACTCTCGAACACCTCGTCACTCACGTGAATTGATCGGCGCTTTGTGCGCTTGCGCTGAGCCGGGTCGAAGCGTCTCTGCGCGGGCCCTCGGACCTGCGCGGCGGGCTCCGCTGCTTCCCCGCCTACAGGCACAGCATATGGCGGGCGCGGCGCGAGGCCCAGCCCATGCCGGATGCGCTGCTCCATGTCAAAGGAACACTGACCCGATGCGCCGCGCAACACACTCGACAACGTGGCCTCCGTGCCCGGCATGTTCAGCATGGCAGCTAACCGACTATAGCTGCCAGCTTTCCGGTACCTACCCAACAACTCATCCACTGTCTCAACCAACACTTCATGCGACCAGCTACCCATCACTCACCCCCTGGAACTTGTCTTTGTACAGATTCGCCGCGTGATAGCCCCAGTACTGCTCATCCTGCGAGTCCTTGCCGATGCGCGCCATGTGCCACTTCACACCTGCATGGAACGCGTCCCGTACTTGGTCAGGCACCTTGCGCAACAGGCACTGCGCGTCCTCCAGTGCCTGCTCCAACTGCCGATTGTCGTAACAATCCCCGCAACTGGCGTAGCAATCTCTGCTTTCGCACATCAGCAAATCCTTTCACCACACCCCCGTTCTGTGTCCGCACCTATCCGAAGTCCGCTTTGAACCCTTACAGGCCTTAGAGTGCATCCTAGCCCCCTTCTAGCCCCATCCTAGTTGCCATCTTGCCAGTCACTGAGCGGCTGTCCTGTTCGCGCGAGGTCGCGCCTCAAATCGTAGTGGTCCAGTAGCTCGTCCATCAGCTTTGTCAGCCCGCATGAGCACCCTTGGGTGCCGTAGCTTTGGCAGCGGTCGGTATGCTTCAGGTAGGGCAGGCAGCGCAAGAGGATGGTCTTCCTGTTGGCCATCATGCTGACCATCGCCTGCCGATAGTTCTCAACCTTCCTACTCACCTCATGATCCAGGTTGAAGGTGATGCGCGCCGTGCAGTACGGGCACTCGCGGCTTTCCATCTCGGCCCCGTCATTCGCCTGCCAGCGTCCCCACTTCACCACCGGTTCGGTCAGTGTCACTCGCTCACCTCCTGCTCCTCTTCCTCCATCAGCATGTCTGCGAGAAGATCATCGTATCCGCACCTGCACTTGTAGTATTCAGGATCGTAAGCTGCTTCACATCCTTCCTCGTGACAACTGTACTTGCATAGCTCATCGACGCGCTTTTGCAGCCGCCGCACCTCGGCGATAAGATCTGGTACGATCTCGACCATGATCTGCGTGTTGTTTCCAGCATACGGCTCATCCCTTGCGCGGTCCTGCCACTTCAGCAAGTCAACCAACTCATCCTCATTCACTGTTACCCCCTCCTGTCAGCAAACGCCACCAGCTCATCAAGGATCACGTCCATATCAGTCATGTCATGATCCTTCTCAAGTTGCTCTATGATGGCGACGCATCGCAGCCTACGCGTGTTGTTCTCCTCGCTTCGCCAGTCGCCGACCACGTTCCACTTGTCGTGCAACTCTCGCATCAGCACATCCTTGTCGAATTCACGCTCCGCATAGTCAGTCATCGTCTGCCTCCTCTTTTCCCAAAACCTCGACCTGGTAGCGCTCGACTTGCCGACCGATCTTCTTCAACGCCTGCTCAGCACGGCGGAGTTGTTCGCACTTCTGATTCCACTCGCTGACATAGAGCGCTGTGCGCTCGTCTGCGACGTCACGCTCCTCTTGCGCATCTTTCAGCGCTTTGTCGCACGCGCTGCTCAGCTCCCGTTCGTTGAGGAATTCACGCTTAAGCCAGGCTACCTTCTTCAACAGCGCGCGCTGGTGCTCGCTCTCATCACCCCGCCGTGGCAAGCCGTCCCATGCGTCCCATGCGTCATGCGGCGTGCTTCGCCAGGGGCCCGACACGCCACAGAGACACGTAGCATGATGGCGCGATGGCGAACTCGTCGTGAGCCAGATCCCGAAGGCCGTCTCGCTGTCCGTGTGCCCGTTCTCCGCCGGGCATGACTTGTGTTCACTCACCGCAGCATCCCGAAGATTTCTGTCAATGGATCGTACTGGACACGAGGTTTACGATCGCTTTCCTCGTCCGTCCAACTGTCACATTCCTGCAACCAAACAGGATCGTAATCCATCGGCCAGCGGAACCAGCCACGTTTTACGCCCATCAGGTTTCCAACCACTTTGGCTGTTGGGCCTACATTGCAACGTGAATGCGCGCTGCCGGGAACACTAAGTCTATGCACACATGTTCTACAATTCGGTTTCTTTTCACTCATCTCCGCCTCCCCGATGATGCTGCAGCAAAACCCAAGAGCCAGCCAATCAGCATAGGAATCGCCACCATCCAGAACGCTTCGCTGCCCACGCTCATCGCCTTCTCCACTCCTGCCCACACTCGGTCAGACTGCCATCAAGGCGTACTAGGTCGCTGCTGCTGCACGGAGCGTAATAGCTGCTGAACCAATTCACTGATCTTACGTAGGGCAGCGCGCTCAGTTCCCGGTACAGGTACTGCACCGCCGGCGCTACCTCCGCGGTTGTATGCCAATACTGAGCACTCAACACGCCACACTCCGAGATCACGATGCCACGACCCAACAGTCCGCGCCCTTCCATGTACGCTGCAAAGTTGCGCACATCATCGACTGCGATGCGCAGCTTATACTCCTGGCACAAGTCCAGGCACCACACCGCCCGGTTGCTGTAGGCGTGGATTGCCCAGCCAGTCCCCGGCCAGGAGCCATAGCGAAACTCATAGGAGTTCATTGTCCTGATCACATAGTCCAGATTGTGCGCCAATGTACCTAGCGGCCACAGTTCACCCTTCCACACTTGGCTCCAAATGTGGAAGAAATCAGCCGCCTGATCCGGCGAGCAGTTCGCCTGCCCCACCACGTCCGGCTCGTTCAACACGAGCAGCGGTCGCCCGTCGTTATTGCTTGCCGGGATCGTAGCGGGTAGACTGCCCAGCCCCCAGGCCATAGGTACATGCTTGGAGTTGCGGCTCTGCCCTGTCCAGTCATACCACCAGTAGTCGTCGATGTCGGCGGTAAGCTGCGAGGTCGGAGCAGAGTACTGCGTCGGGACTCCGACCCCTTTCCTTGGCCATCTCCACACCGGTACATGCGCCGGAACATAAGGCAACCAGGTTTTCGTCATCGTCCTCGCCGCCTTCTCCGCCACCGATAATGCCACTGGATCGCCAGCTCCCACAGTACCGAGGTCAACACGATGCCACCAACCAGAATGCCAGCCATTGCCCAGTTGCTCATGATGTTCTCCCCATCACCCATTTCGGCAGCGCCACCAACATGCGCACGGACGCTATCAGTAGCGCAATGACATAGAACACAACGCACGTCAACACGATCACGAGCAGGACTACGATTCCGCACACACCAAGCAACAGATTCAGTCCTATGCTCATCACGTCTCCCTCCAATTACCACACGTGCTTCTCAGATGTTTCCCAGTTTGGTATGATCTTTCGAACCTGTCGTGAGATGGCACGGTACACGTCGTTGTCTATCAGAATGATCTTGATCTCTGGATAGTACTTCGCCATGCGACTGAGCTTGGTTGCGCTCTTCTGGTCCATCCATCCCTTGACCTCGTGGTACTCGATTGACCCATCGTTGTTCGTGATCTTGAAGTCGGGCGTGTAGAATCGCGTGCCCTTCTTGATGCCAGCAAACTCGAACGTATCGGGCTCGTACTCCCACGCCGTGATCTCGCCAATGGACAACAGCCAATTGAGATAGCGCGCGTAGTTCGCTTCCCAGCCAGAGCGCACATACAACCCATCAAGGTCGTCACGCTTTCCCCCTTTAGTCCTGCTGTACTGGTGCTCCGTATTGTCGCGGGCCTTTGCCATGCCAAAGCATCTCCTCGAACAGAACCTGCCCTGCCCCTTATTAGCGACACAGGTCTGAACCTCCATCGCTTTCCCGCACGTCTCACAGTCGCGCTTGATCCAACACTCGGGACGCTTGATGTTCTGTGGTCTGTGCTTGAGTTCTCGCTTGGGCTTTGGCTCTCGTGGAATTGCCTTTGCTCTTTCACGTTTTGGAGTTACTGGCTTTGGTTCTTTCTTCTTTCGCTCTGGCTTAGGCTTGGCACGTTCAATGGCTGCTGCCTCCTTGCAGTCTGGACAGATAACGTGCTTCAACTTGCGCCACATGTTTGGTCTCATCTCGAATACTGTCGCGCACTTATCGCACACCACATCCCAACGCAAGTACTGAGGGTTGTTCTTGCCAAGCGTTGCCTTTCCGCGACACGCGTATGAGCAGAAGCGGCCGCCACCTCTGCGCATCAATACTGGTGGCGCGTAGAACAAGACTCCACATGTCTCGCAAGTTTGGCGTGGAACATACTCCCTTCCAGAAGACCACCCCTTTCCTGGACCTGGCTTCAGTAGGGTGAGGAACATCTGCTCGTTGTCGTTCACGTCATCGCCTCCAGTTGCTGTATGCCCAGGCCCGTAATCCTATAGAGCCGTTGTTGTTTCTGCCCAGTCCATCCCACCGTGATCCAGTCCCGGAACTCCAACGCGTCGCGTAGCATATGGAGCTCGTTGTGTGTGAACTTCCGATTGATAAGCTCCCACTGGCGCAGTCCACACGCCGGCACGTTTCGGTGGGCGAGCGAAGTCAGCAGCTTCTCTACCAGCCTGTCATACTCGGACCGCATCCGCCTGGCGCAACAGCCGTGCGCCACGACGAGCTCGTCGTACTGGTCGTCGATCACGTCCTCACGTTGGGTCGCTGGGTGCATTGTCCACCTCCAAAGCAATCTGCCTGAGGCAATCGTCGCGATGCCCATCTTCCTCTCTCTGACCACACCACAGACACACGGCACTTCTACTGGTGGGGTAGAGATTGACCGTGACGTGCTCGACCATCAACAGCGCCGCCCGCAACCTGGCATTCTCCGCGCGCAACGTAACTATCACCTTGCCCCAGTCAGTCATCGACTCCCCCTGCTCCAACTCCCGTATCCGCTCGTATTGCTGGCCGTACGCCTCTCGCATCCTGCCAAGCTCAGCCCGCAATCGCTCCTCGTTAGTCATTGTTCCTCCTGCTAGCAAACATCTGTCGTCTCAAACTGTAACGCAGCTCCACCTTGTCATCACGCACGCCGTCCCTGGCCTTGCGAATCCACAGGTCAGTGTCACGGGTAGGCAAGTGACGGTCTTTATCCTCGACCGGCAACCCATGCAGCATCATCACGAGGTCAGCGTCCTCCTCAATCTCGCCCGAGTCGCGCAAGTGTCTCAGTTCCGGCGCACTGTTGGCGTCAGCATCGGCCCCTCGGTTGAGCTGCACCAACAGGCAGACGTGCAAGTTGAGCTGCTTCGCCATGTCTTTCATGCGATTGGTGATCCAGCCCAGGCGCTTGACCTCGTTCAGTTCGTAGCGGTCACCCAACTTCCGCAAGTGATCCACGAATACCAGGTCAGCACGATGTGTCTGCGCCAGTTCCCACACGGTCTCAGTCGTAGCCCGCTTGTCATAGACAAACAAGTTGTACGCTAACTCGCTGCCCATCTCGGCCGCGGCTTGCTTGAGACGCTCCTTGTCAGCCCGCTTGACCAGTCCCCTGCGCACATCCAACCACGTAACATCGACCAGCGGACAAGCGGCTCGTGCAAACAGGTTGACTTCAGACATCTCCAAGGACACGAACAGCACGCGTGCATTGTTCCTGGCTGCGTGTATGGCGATCTGCAAAGCCAACGTGCTCTTGCCCTGGCTGGGACGAGCTGCAATGACGCTCTCTGCTTGCCGCTCCAGTCCTCCGGTTGCTCCATCCAGAGTCGGCAGACCAGTGGGAATGGAGCGCACATCAGCCTCAATGGCCTCGGTGAATGAGCAAGCTGCGTCGAACCAGTTCCTCCCACCACTGTGCGCTTGAGGCTGTAAGGCAGTGATCTTGTCGATCAGCTCCTTGGTGGCATCATAGCTGCCATTGTGCGCGGCATGTGCGGCTTGCAAAGTCAGACGCTCGATCTCATCCATGTATGAGCCTTGTGCCACCCTGTGCGCCCAGGTATTGCCGAACATCGAACTGGGAATGTCATTGCCCCAGCCTGCTATCGTAACCAGCAGCCCCATGTCTACCGCGATATCGTGGGCGTTCTCTCCTGCAATGAATCGCTTCCAGAAGTGTGCGCCATCTTCAACCCAGAACGACTCCGGCTTGAGCCAGCCGCACGTCTCACGCGTCTCGGCCTGCGCGATGAAGGCCGTGCCCATCAGTGCCCGTTCAGCTTCGACTCGTTGATCCAAGAGCTTGTCCATTACCATACCCCCGCTGGAATCTCTGCCGGTCTGCCATTCCCGCTGCTCTTACCAGGAACGCTCCCCTTCTCGAACCTCTCCAACATGCTCGCGTAGCTTACCGACGACCACTGAGTGCACCATCCATCAACTACCTCTCCCCATAACTTCAGTGCTTGCTGGTTATCACCAACCTTCTCTGCTATCACACGGACAGCCTTGTCCTTCTTACTCTCTCCTCCCTTGAGCTTTCCCTTCGGCCATGTCCCACCACAATCGAGATAGACTTGAGCAGCAGGTGGGAGCGGAGCGACTACCTTCTCTTCTCTTCTCTTAACTTCTCCTCTCTTAAGCAGGATATCTTCCGGAGGATTGCCGGATGCGTCAGCATCCGGCAGGGTATCCGTTTCGGTATCGTCTCGTACCGTACCTGTTACCGTACCTGTTACCGTATCTGTAACAGTAACGTAACGTAACGTAGCGCGACCTATCGATAGGGTATCGATAGGGTATCCATACCGCTCCAGATACTTGTTCTTGATCTCAGATGCAGGCACCTTGCTGATATCCTTATCGATACCCTTCTGTTGGTTCTCGCTGATCTTTGGTCCGAGCTGGTTGTCACGCATCTTGACTACCCAAAGGATCGAATCTTGATAGACGATCTTGCCGGCTTGCTCGAATTGTTCCAGGAGTTCTTCCACTCGCTTGCATGTGAGCCCACTCTCGAATGCAATCGTCTTGACAGGCAAGCGATACATGCCACAGATGGAGGCGCTCGGGTTCGTGAACAGGTAGACCCACAGCAGACGGGCGTCGACTGGCAAGTCCTGAAACCACTTATCCTCCCGCCACATCCTGGTCTGTACTGTCCTGAACTCAGCCATGCTACTCTCCTGCTGGGTGCTCTTCGAAGTCAGGGCCGTAGTTCATGCGGAGCGCTTGAACAAGTAGGCGTCTTACTGCCTGGCTGAAGTTGCCCTCGTACTCAGCTTCAGCGTACGCCTTCACGTGGTCGATCAGTTCGTCCGGTGCGTACACTTTCATCTTCTTCATCATGGGTCTATTGTACATCAGTTATGCCCCCCTGTCAAATGTCTAATCTTCCAACTGGTTGGTAGGAACTTGCGCCCCTACCAACCAGCCGCAAAGGAGGAAAGCCAGCCGAGCCGCCGCCAGGACGGAATCACCGTCGCCGCGTGCGGGCCAGCCTACTGTCATTCTTCCAGTGGTGGATCGACGAACGGGATGATCTCCGGGTTGTACCGGTCCGCCTTGGTGCCCACCTCCGTCACCCAGTCAGAAAAGCCCAGCCGCACCAGCCGTCTTGCTGCCTCTGCGAAGCTGACCTGGTTGCCTGTCTTCTCCAGGAAATGCTCGACACAAGTGATCTCGTACCGGTTGAGTGTTACCCTGGTAGTGTTCATCGTGCCCTCCTAGCAATCCGCTCCTCGTCGTACTGCATGTCAGCCCATGCCCACTTGTCGCACTCGCTGCACCCGTCACTCACGAGCCGACCATGCTCACACTCCGGGTCGTCGTCCACATGCTGCACTGCCACCGGCTGCCTGATCTCCAGGTACACATGGCACTTGGGCCAGCACACCTCCTCGCATACATCACAGGGTGAGCTCTCGTCATGATTGATTGGCGTTGACACGACTTGCCTCCTGTGCTGTCTGCTTCGCGTCCAGCAGCGCGTCCCGGTAGTGGATGATTAGGTCCATCGCCTCCGACTTCGAGCCGGTCAAGTTGGCGATACGCTCCACTCCCAGTGCCTCATGCACCTGCTCGCTGGTCAGACCGAGTTGGTTCTTGGTCCAGGCCCAGAAGGCTGCACGCATGGTGGGGTTCTCGATCCAGTGCTTGCGCTCTACCGAGGCAACGTTCTGCTGGAAGTCCTGCTCGCTCGGTGTCGGTTCTGTTGACCGGCCCTCATAGGTGATAGGGGCGGCCCTACCCGCTGACTCCTGCCTTGCTCTGCGCTCCTCCACCGCCGCCCGGGCTGACTGCTCTGGTGCGGTGCCGACGTTGCCGTCGGTGTCCTCGTCAGCGTAGATGCCGAACACCCCGGTCAAACCGTACCGCTTCATGTACGTAACCTGACTGCCCATAGCTTGCGCCGGGCTTTGGCCCTTCACATCTACGAGCAGCATGCCGAGACTGCTTCGCTGCCACTCTCCCGACTCGTGCATGATCTGTGTGGTAACTGAAACCCAGCGGTCCAACGTGCTCTCAGCGTGCTGCGTGAAAGCAAGGCTGTACTTCGCCAGGATGGGTCGCACTGCCTCGATCACCGAGCCCAGGTCAGCGTACCTATTCTTCAAGAACGGATTGCTCGCGTTCATCAAGGCAGGCTTCATCTCGCCCTGCGCCTGCGACAACGCCTTCGCCAATGCTCCAATGCTCTCTGACTGCTCCATGTTATTCCCCCCTATACTGCATGAGCCGACGCTACGCCCCGGAACTTCTCTCGACTGGCTGCATCACGGATGAACAGGTTGTAGCCAGTGCTCAGCTTGATCTCTGTCTCGTCATCGTGGTACAGGATTGCCGCTACGTACTCCATTGCGATGTGCGATGGTAAGCTGTTGCCCTGCTCGCTGCTACACGTGGGGTCCAGCACCAACAACACCGACACCCATTCCGGCATGGTCCCCTCCCTAGCCTACTCCAAACACGTCCCTCGCTGTGGCAAATCCATAGCAGAGGGCAAACCGCCCGATGATGTCTGTCGTTACATTGAGCCTCCCGTTCATGATTCTGGACATGTGCTCGACAGTGATGCCCAGGTCCTTGGCAACGTCCTTCTGGTATTGCCCCGTCTCCTGCACCCACTCTCGCAGTCGCACTGTCAGTTCTATGGGTTCTGCTTTGTATAGCGCCATGCCTCACCTCTACCCCTATCATAGCACAGCTTGATCCTTGTGTCAATGGGCAGCCAAATGTTGGGGTGAAATTCGGAGAAATTCGTTACGCGATGGGTGTGCGGGTGGCGACTGGGGTGGCAGGCAGGGGTGTACGGGTGGGCTGGGTCACGTAGCGCAGACTCACGTCATCGTAGTACACGGAGACGTTTGGAGTGCTGCCCAGGTAGCCGAACAGGATGACGGCTACCTGGGTGGTGCCAGCAGGTACAGTGAGGTCCACCCCGGTGTAGAACCAGGCCGTGCTGCTCGGGGCCAAGTGAGTGAGCGCCACTATAGTGCGAGGCGTCCCGTAGTCGTAAACTTGGTAGCTTCCGCTGCTCGCAGGTGAAGGCGACTGACTCCAGAAGGACAGCCTGTAGGTGCTGCCAGGCAACACGGTGACGTACTGTAGGACGCCATGAGCAAGCGAGTAATCTGGGTTCTTACTCATCTTGATACTGTACATGCCAGTATGTGCATGACGCGAGCTTTCGACTACAGCCGAGGATGTGTCGCCTCGCAGCCACCCAATCCAGGTATCGCTGGTCCCATCGTCTGGCACGCCAGAGTGCAGCTCGAAGCTCTTGTTTGTGAACACGCCCACAGTAGGGTTTGTGGTCACCGTAGGCGTGATGGTGGGCGTGGACGTGCGCGTCGGGGTGGGTGTGATGGTGCTGGTGCTCGTGCGGGTAGGTGTACTGCTGCTGGTCGGTGTCAACGTAACCGTGGGCGTCGGCGTGTAGGTGGGGGTGTTGGTGGGTGTGTAGGTGGGCGTCGGCGTGTTGGTTGGTGTTGGTGTGTCGGTGGGGGTTGGTGTGTTGGTGGGCGTGTGCGATCCAGTCGGTGTCGGCACCGGCGTGTTGGTTGGTTCGGCTGGTACTGATGTGTTGGTTGGCGTGGGTGTCGGCGTCCTGGTGATGGTAGATGTAGGTGTTGGTGTGTTGGTAGGCGTCAGCGTGACGGTGCTGGTCGCGGTCGGGGTGGGTGTGTTTACTTCATCCAGCTCCACGCTCACCATGTGGATGTAGGCTGGGTCATCTAATGAGTTCACGGCCAGCTCTATGTCGCCGCCCGCGAACAAGGCGTCAGTCCATTCATAGACGATCCACAATCCAGTGCCGCCACGCGTGATGACTTCGCTACCGTAGGAGCCCAGGCCATCGCTCTCCCATACCACGCTGATGTTATCGCTGCCATTGTCCAGATAGATCAACCGGAATGTGGTGGTGTCGTACACTCTGCCCGCCGCGGTCCAAGCGCTGTCAATCGTGACCGGCATGGTCTCGCCGGCTGGGATGATGCGGGCCTGCCTGTTTGCCAGGCGCTGGAGCATGTTGATGTCGCCAGCCGCGCTCGCCACCGGTGTGGTCTGGATCGTGGCCTTTGGCGTGGGCAGCACGTTGGTGTCGCATGGGCGCGGGTAGTCCACTGTGGCTGGGTAGGCCAACCAGGCAGCTACGTCAATCACACTCTGAGTTACCATGTTCTGGCGGCAGGCTTGGGGGTAGGTAGTAGGCGCGGCTATGGCGAGGTTTCGCCCGAGGTTGCCTTTGATGTCGCTGCCTGTGAAGGTGCCCGGCGCATCGCGAAAGGTGGGGTCCTCCACATCATGCATGAACAGCGCGCCGCAAGCCGGGTTGCTCATGCAGTCGTTCACCCACTGCTGGAGCACGGTCTCATAGGGCTTGTGCGTGTTGTTGTAGGCGATCCAGTCAGCGCCCACTCCAAAGCCAGCCAGCGATGCCCAGTACAGCTCGCGCCAGGGGTCGCTGTTGCTGCCCGGACTACTGTAGGCGCCGTAGAATGCATGTTCGCCGAACTCCGCGAGAGCCGGTAGCCCAGCCGCATCAGCCGAGCGCAATGCAGTCCAATCGCGGTAGTTGCGGTTAGCTGCTGACTCTGGTCCATCCGCTGTGATGCGTTTCGAGGCAAGGTTGTGTTGTGAGATGCCAATGGGTACAACAGCCGTGGCGGCTGCGGGTATGCGCACTGCATTCAACCAGGAAGAGGACAGGTAAGCGCACGGCTTCAGACTTGTGTTTACCAGGATCGG